ATCTTGTCTACAACCGTCTTTGCGTATAGAGCAGGAATATGGTCATCTACTCTCCACCTATCTACTTTATCTACATTGTGCTTCGGTAATGGTTGCATCCACACATAGCCCTTACCATAGGCAAAAGACTCTGCACTTGCATTGATGTATATTTGATTATCCCACGAATCAATGACATTGGCAATGTTCATCGTATGGTTGTACTCACTGAAGTTCAACTCACTCATCTTGGCATTCTCCAACGAAGTAAACAAGTCTGCCGTCTGTCCGTGAATGGTGCAGTTATACTCAATGTCGGAAGTGTCGTTAACAACGATTTCAGTCAACCTAATAAAGCCTTCTATTTGAGTCATCCCATCTACCAACACAACTGCACTTGCTTTCTTGTTAGGGTTAAAGTCAGGTGTGAATTGTGATGAGCCAGTTATTGAGTTACCCACCTCAAAAATGTGAGAGAATAACTTGTTGTTTACCTTTGTTCCTGGTATGGTTACCGTCTTTGACCAATCACTTGATCTTGATTGAGGCTCTTTAATATCGGCAATAGAACGAGTTATCTTGATATCAAAACCATCACTTAACTCTACTCTCTGATTGTTAACTAATAACTCTATCATAAACGTTGGCTCTTGTCCGGGAAGGATGTCTCTATCTCTAATGTCAAGTTAAAGACTTTGTCGTTTACTGCTTTCCTAAACTCATAAGCACTTGATGTAATGTTGACTGCTTTTAACGTGCCATCGTACATCCACACTCTTGGTGACATAACTAACTCCTTCAACCACTCACTCTCTGCTTCGGTGATGTTGTTTGAGTTTAACGTTATCCGTTCATTGGCTTGTGTGAAATAGTCACTCTTGGAATGGCTTTGAGCTGAGTAAGTATAATTAGTACCACTCAACTCGTAAGGGTTAGACTTAAATGATTTGCGTACTATGTCGTAGTTGTCTCTGCGTATCATATCAAATCTGAATGACTCAACCCCACCTAACCTATTTAAGAAAAACAAATCAGTATTATTGTACTTGCTACAACGATTGTCAATGCTAATAGTATAAGTGCTACCAATAGCATTGTTTCCGCTATCTTCAGGAGTGATTGTATAAGATGTCGTACCCGAAGGAATGCCACCTGGTATGTTTGAGCCAATCGCAACCCTAACGACTTTAGTGGTTGGTGTATCGATGTTAACACTACTACCGCCAGAAAAACTAACAGATAGATGGTCGACAGTACCGTCGTGTAAAAGGTAGAGCCAATCTTTTTGGTCAATGTGTATACGCTTTGCATTATTGTTAGTAAGAAATTGAGCAGTGCTACCACTCTCCATTAAGAAGTTGTCCTCTGCATAACTCAACCAATCAATCGGGTTTAAATAGCCGTTCCAAACATAACCACTTGCAGAAGTCACTCCAGTTGTTTGCAATATAGGAGATGTTGCTCCAGTGCTATATTCATAACCGAAGTCTACCTTGTATTGGTAAAAAGAGTTAGTGCAACCACTTGCAGCTGCATCTTCAAATAACCAATCGTGAGTTACATAGTCTTCAAGTACTCGTGAGATATTAACCACTCCGTTTGTGGATGAGCCATAATGTATGGGAAATTTCAATCGTGTAAGCAATGTACCTCCACTGCTCTTTACATCTGCTATAAAACGATAGTTTGAATTGGTCGTTGCATAACCACTCGCATCGGTAACGACATAGATATTATCGTTATAAGCGGGTTGGTAGTCACCACTTGGTGAATGTGCTACTGTTAGTGCTGCCATTTAACTATAAATAGCATATAGGAGAAAGTGTCCCAAATCAGAGTAGTTCATTTAAACAAGCACACACATAACTTTCAAAACCTTTTTGTGCTGCCTTGTCTAATCTCTTGTTTCGTTGCTTGGTGATAGTGGTGTGAAAAGCAATGGTGTTGAAGAACTCTACTAACGGCATTTCTAAGATTAAGTCCCACTCTGTTCTTTTGCCACCTGCGAGTCTGTCGATGAGAGAGAGCCATCCAAATGAGTCTCCACTTCCTTCCTCACCTCCGTCAAATAATCGAGGGTAGCGTCCAACAACTTGGGATAAACTGCCGAAAAAAAAAGAGCATAATTGTGTACGTCCGTAACTGGCAAGTCAAGGAAGTTCTCCTCTTTCCACTGGTAGTCATCCTCTATACGCTTACCCCAAAAATTAACCCGATAAGAAAGTATCGCAATTATCTTATGAAGGTTCTCTATTATATCTCCTTTGGTTACCTCTTGCAACTCAATAAAGTGATGTGCTTTTATTTCTTTAGCGTTGGTGATTAATCTGAAGTACCTCTTTTTAAATCTGAATGAGAAGGCAAACTTTGACTTTGGTATTTCAGATAGCCAACTCAAGTCATACGCTTTTAACTTCTCCATTGTCCACTGCCCTACTTCCTCATAAGGTATTCCTTCAATAATGGCAATCGTATACGCTATTCGTTCAATCGGGTTAAAGGTGTCGTCAATCTCTTGGATGGCTTGAACTTTTCTGATGGTGATGTCTTTCCAACTCATTGCTACAAATTTATGTTATATTCTTTTAACTTTCGATAGAGTTCTTCTCTACACTCCTCAAATGCTTTGTACTGCTCTTCATTAATCTCCTGATACTTCAGCTTATTCCTCAACCATTGGTCAAGGTCAAACAAGGCATTCCAATAGTCCATTGATTTGATGCAAATTTGAAACTCTTCTTCCTCGTCGTGGTGAAATTCTATCGTGTATTTAGGCATAGTAAAATAGTCCAGGTTTGTTGTGTTGTTTGCAATCCCAAGCAAGAGCCAAAGAACAAACACAATCGTCGTGCAGTCCTTGTGGTGCAGTATATCGCACTCCAGTTCGTGAGTATTCAAATTCAAAGTTCCTCATCTCATCGGCAATAGCACCATCAGGGAATCCTATGTTGCCACCTTGTACTGCCATCACTAACCCTTCAATGAGTTGTTGCTTTGATTGTGAAGTGAACTTAAAACCCTTCACTCGTGGATGCTCTCGTTGTAGTTGCTCAACGATAGGGTCTCCAACACCAGTTGAGTCAATGAATGCAGGTGTCGTCCCAATTATTTTAACAATATGGGACATAGTCTGACTCCAATCTTTTTGAAAGCGTTCAAAGTATGCTACATTGCCGTCTTGATTTAAACCTATTATCACTGTCCAGTCCGTATACTTGGCAAGGTCTATCCCATAGCAAATAGGTACACCACTTATCGGAGTTATGCAGTTGTCTATGTTGGTATGTCCAAAAGGGTTACTATTATCGTCAGCTGGTTCTGCTAAATATAGTTCTTTAAACACATAGTCAGGCAAATCTCGTTTGGCTTGTTCAATTTCCTCAAGTTCAATGATGCCTTCTTTAGCAGCGTCATAAGCAGTGATTTTGAAGTACTCAAAATTAGCCTCACCTGACTTTGCCCTTTCACCTAATTTGTAAAACCAATTCTTTTTACCTTTGACGTTTCCTATTAATTTACACTTGGCTTGGGTTGCGGTTAAGGTTGACCGTAGTGCAAACCAACTATCCTCTCTTGAACGTGATGCCTCATCAAAGACGGCAGCGTACACATCCTCACCATAAAGGTTGTCAGGCTTCTCTGCACTCTTAAACTCTATTCGTGAACCCATAGGAGTGGTTAATACTAACTTGCTCTCATTGGATTGAAAGAAACCCTTCTCACTGACTTGTGATTTCATTCGTCTGAATGCTATCTCTGCTTGTTGGTATACTGGTGCTACCCACCATACCGATTGATTCTCTTTTAGTTTTAAACTCTGCTCAAACAACCAAATAATATGACTTGCCGTTTTACCAGTCTTTGTACTCGCTGCCGTTATCGTGTAACGTGCAGGACTATCAAGGATGGCTTTTTGGTAACTTGTCAAATATGGTCTCTTGTAGTTTATTTGCATTACAAAAGTGTTAGTTGCTTTTGATGGTCAGTTAATCGTTTCATTGCAGCGTTGTAGTAATCCGTGTCAAGTTCACAAGCAGTTAAATCAAACCCTAAGTCATGACACGCAATAGCGATTGAACCACTACCTAAATGTGTGTCAAGTATTTTATCGCCTTCATTTGCGTAGTTCTTTAGAAGCCACTTATAAAGTGCAACGGGTTTTTGTGTTGGGTGTATTCTTTTTTCTTTGTTTTTCATATCTTCTTGCCAAAAACCTTCCCACATAAAGTCAAACCTTCTTACTGCTGTTTTAAAATTAGTCCAAGCCAATTCACAATCTGCTGTATTTCCAACGGTTTTTTTATTCCAAACCAGCCAACAAGAAGAAGGGTTTAATAAATCAGCAAAATAATTGCCACCCCAAACAATTTGATTTTTACTTATTCGTTGCAATTCATCAAAGTATTCTTTAGATGGTCTTTGATTATCCCAGTCTTTTTGTTTATAATGGCTACCAAGTTTACCACGTTTTGTATTGTTTTGTTTAGCAACACCAATCCCATAAGGTGGGTCTACAATAGCAAGGTCAAAATGATTATCCTCATACCTCGCCATTAATTTCATATTGTCCTCGTTTGTTATTTGCATACACTCTCAAGTACTGCTAATCTCTTTTCGTTTATCTGTTTAATATCGTGGTGTTCTTTGCAATAGTTGTAGTTAATCTCACCTATCTGCTTTGACTTACCTGATTCAATCAACTTGCCTATCTCTGACCAATCATTATTATTGACAAAAAAGCAACCTAAATTATTTCTGTGATTTGTATATGGTTCAACGTTGGAAACAAATATCGGTAACTTGTATGCAGCTGCCTCAACGATTTTTAGTTCACTCTTGTGTCGGTTGAAGTTAGTTCGTGTAAGTGGTGCAAGTGCAATGTCAATCTCTGAATAATACTCACCATATCTATCAGCTCGTGTGCCTTGTCTTACATCAAACCAATCAGGCCTTTTATCAGGAGTAGTGCCAGTGATTGCCTTCTCCATTGCAACCCACTCTTCCGCTCCGTTGTGATAACCACACATCAAAAATCTCGCATTGTACTTCTCACATATTGGTACTATTTGTTCGCTCAA